GGTAATCCACATGGATCACATGAGTTAGGTGGTGGTATCAGAAAAGATAGAAGAGCAGATCACGAAGCAAAGCGTGGCGTAAAGACTAAAGTGAAAGAAGGATACAAAGGAACTGCTGATCTTAGTCATATGCAAACACCAGAGCAAAAGAAAGCAGCAGATGCAAGATTGAAAAAAGCAAATGAAAAATCTTATAAGGGTAATAATCCTGTAAAGGATGAAAGTGTAAGGCAGAGGAGAAGTCCTGGTCTACAGTTAAGTAGTTTCAGTATCATTGAAAAACTTAAAATGACTCGTAAAGAGTATGGTAAAATCCACAAAGATTTCAAGAGCGATGATCCTAAAAAACCTCGCACAACTAAATATGTACCAGGTAAGGGGACAGTATCTATGCCAGTAGAATTGACAGATGAGTTACATCCAAATGTAGCAAAGAATGATGCCATCAATAAGGCGAATGCTATGAAGCGTGCAAAGGAGAGGGAAGCAAAGAAACCTTCTGCTGATGTAATTGCTGCTAGAAAACGTCAGTATAAGGGTGGTAGTGACTATACTACTGCTGATAAAAAGAAAGTCATTCAATCTTATAAAGAAGAAGTAACAGCAAAAGAGCGTATGAAGAGAGACGCAGGTGCTATTGCTAAGAAGAAGATGAGAAACAAAGAGCATAGAAAGTATGTTAATTTCTTAGACGTAGATGAGTCACTTGCAATTTCAGAGAAAATCAAGTATGATAAGAAGGGATCTTCTATGGATTACTTCCTAGGTAAAGATCCAAAGAAGACTGACGAATATAAAAAGAGTAAGAAAAAGAATGAATCATCTTGTGAATGCAAGCACGAATCATTTAAAGATTGGTTACAGGAAGGCAATAACACTGCTAGAATGTTGCATAAGTCGAAGACTTCAGTCACAGGTAATGTATCTGCAGACAGAGGTGGCGACGAAAAAAAGAACCAAGCCTCTAGAAAGGGGCTAGAAAAAGATCTCAAAAAGAAAGGGATCGGTTACAAAAAAGGTGTAGGCAAATACAAGTATGACAGTGGTGAAACTGGCACAGAAGTATCCTATCAGACCTCAAAACCTGATAAAATGTCAAAGCGTCGTTTTGGAAAAACCATGCGTCGTCTAGGTAGAAAGCACGGACAAGAATCTGTAATCACTAAGGACAAAAACAAACCTGCAAGATTGCATGATACCGAAAGCAAGAAACCTGGTAAGTCGATAAACGTAGGTAAATCTAAAGGTGGATCTAATCCATCTGGAATGGGTCAAACTTCTGGTGATAAAGTCAGGAGTGGTAAACTACCGTCTAAATCTAAAAAAGGAGCATACCATTATGGCTGAAGAGCGTAGTAAAGTCTGTCGTTATTGTGGACTCGTTGCACCGCAAGGGCATTGGAGACCATATACATGGATAGAAAAACACGAAGCAAACTGTCCTAAGAATCCAACATGTCAAGCAGCAGCATAAAAACATTCCAACAGTTTCACGAATCTGCATGGCAGAGGAAGGAAGGTAAGAATAAGACAGGTGGTCTGAATGAAAAAGGACGCAAGTCTTATGAGCGTGAGAATCCTGGCAGCGATTTAAAAGCACCACAACCTAAGGGAGGACCTAGGAAGAGGTCATTCTGTGCACGAATGGGTGGTGTGAAAGGACCTATGAAAGATGAGAAAGGGAGACCGACAAGAAAAGCACTCGCACTTCGCAAATGGAAGTGTTAATATATAACTAACAAGGGTCTAACAAGACCCTTTCTTTTTACTAATGATTGCATTCAAATCCCAATTTATATTAATAGCATGCTTTTTGCCACTAGTTGCAATATACATAGTGATGAAAATTGCTGTGTGGATGTCCGCTATAAACAACGAGACGATCTATGTTAGCAAAGAAAAATTCAGAAAGCGAGGACCATATGTGGCAAATCCGTATGCGGATGTTGACGAAGAGGAAGAAGAATTTACAGATCGCACAGACTATCGATAAGGTTATCCACCAATATTATGTTGTTGAGCGTGGACTACCTGTCCCATTATGGAAAAGTAATAAAGATCCACAGTGGTGGATCGACTATCTCGCATCATTAAAAGATGACAGTCGTACACTCAGTTAATATAATGGTGCTCATACTTGTCATATCTGTGACAGTATTGATAGCCTATATAATGAAGTATGCGTATGAGGAGATGAACGATGGGAGCGATGACCCCACCGAGTCGGAAGAGTTGCTACAACTTCCGAGTGACGGAGATCAACAGGGTAGTTGACGGTGACACAATAGATGTTACAATAGACTTAGGCTTCGATCTTAGTAAAAAAGAAAGAGTACGTGTAGCAGGAGTTGATACTCCTGAGAAGAGGACAAGAAATCTAGAGGAGAAAGCACTTGGACTTGATGCGACTGACTGGATCAAAGAAAAGCTTGAAGGAGCCATCGACGGAGAAGATGATCTTGTCATTAGGACTGAGCTCGTTGGTGGTATGGGCAAGTATGGTCGTCTTCTTGGCTGGCTTTACATTGGGGATTCAGATGTGTCTCTCAATGAGCAGATGATTACCGAAGGATATGCTCACGCATATGATGGAGGTACAAAAAACATGGACTTAGAAGCACTACGAGAAATTCGTAGATCTTTTGGCACACTTAATGAAGGTTAATTTATGGTAAACTTGCGTGATGACATTCTTAATAATCAAATCACATATTACAATGGTTTGATTGCAAAGCATCAGCAGAATGTGGAAATCTATCTCAACCAACCTGTAGGTATTGGTGAGCATTCAGATATTATGGCAGCAATAGAAACAGAAATTACTGCTATCGCACAGGCACACGAAAAAATAGAAGTTATTAATCACTATTTCTTAGGAAGGTAAATGTCCGATTCATCTTATATCGATTTAGATTTGGAAGAAGGTGATTGGTATTGTTCTATGAATATGGGTATTGATGAAGTTAATTTAATGTATGATCATGTTTGTTATGCATTAGATACATGGGATAGTAATACTCGACCGAAGAGCGAGAAAGACTATTTGTTGATCATGAAACTTAGATTATATGCCATGAAGAGAGAGCACGCATTTACGGAATTATGAGTACACAGGACATATATCTAGGCAATCCCAATCTCAAGAGGGCAAACGTTGCACAAAACTTTTCCCCTAAAGAAGTTGCAGAGTTTGTCAAGTGTAGTAAGGATCCTGTTTATTTTATTACTAACTATATCCAGATCATTTCTCTTGATCTAGGTCTAGTGCCATTTACATTGTATCCGTTTCAAGCGGATATGGTTAATAAGTTTCACGACAATAGATTTAATATTGCAAAACTACCACGACAGTCAGGTAAGTCAACAGTTGTTACTGCCTATCTGTTGTGGTATTCTATTTTTAATGACAACGTAAACGTAGCGATCCTTGCTAACAAGGCAGCGACTGCTCGTGAGATGTTGCAACGTTTACAATTATCATATGAAAACCTCCCCAAATGGCTCCAACAAGGAGTCGTCAACTGGAACAGAGGATCACTGGAATTGGAGAATGGAAGTAAGATCATGGCTGCATCTACTTCTGCTTCTGCTGTTAGGGGTATGTCGTTTAATATTATATTTCTCGATGAATTCGCCTTTATTCCAACTCATATTGCTGATGAGTTCTTTAGCTCTGTTTATCCAACTATATCCTCTGGTAAGTCTACCAAGGTAATTATCATCTCCACACCTAAGGGGATGAATATGTTTTACAAACTCTGGCATGATGCGGAGTTGAAGAGAAATGAATATGTAACCACGGAAGTACACTGGTCTGAAGTACCAGGTCGAGATGCTTTATGGCGAGAGCAAACTATTGCCAACACATCTGAAGAGCAGTTTAACCAAGAATTTGAGTGTGAGTTTCTAGGATCTGTAAACACACTGATTACTTCAACTAAGTTGAAGATCATGACATACAATGATCCTATTACATCTAACTCAGGACTCGATGTATACGAAGCACCTATTGAAGATCACACATATGTGATGACAGTTGACGTGGCACGAGGTCTGACTAAGGACTATTCAGCGTTTCTAGTATTTGATACGACGACTATTCCCTATCGGATCGTGGCAAAGTATAGGAATAATATAATTAAACCTATGCTATTTCCTAATATCATACATCAAGTTGCAGTGAATTATAATCATGCGTATATTATGGCAGAGGTAAATGATATCGGTGGTCAGGTTGCGGACATATTACAGTATGATCTTGAGTATGATAATCTTCTTATGTGTGCTATGCGGGGAAGAGCTGGACAGGTTGTGGGGCAAGGATTCTCAGGGAGTAAGACACAACTAGGAGTCAAGATGAGCACCACTGTCAAGAAGACTGGTTGTTCTAATATGAAGACACTAATTGAAACAGATAAACTAATCTTCCAAGATTATGATATAATAGCAGAGTTAACTACATTCATACAGAAAGGTCAAGCATGGGAAGCGGAAGACGGTTGTAATGACGACCTTGCCATGTGTATTGTTATCTTTAGTTGGTTAGCAACATCTGATTATTTTAGAGAGTTGCACGACAATGACGTTAGAGCACGTCTGTATCAAGAGCAGAAAGAGCAGATTGAAGCAGACATGGCACCATTTGGTTTCGTTGATGACGGACTGAATGATGAAACTTTCGTTGACAAAGAGGGCGATGTGTGGCATACTGATGAATACGGCGACAGAGCCTACATGTGGGAATTCCGATGATTTTTATTTCTTGTCCACCAGTGTATACATTACCTGGCACATGGACAAAGTGTGACGCACTTATACCTCACGCAAACTATGACCCAAACTTTACGTTTCCAATATCAGTAGCAGTATTTACTGTGCTGTTGGCAGGTCTTGGAGTCTATAGAGGATTCTTTGCTAATAAAGGATTGTCAGATCCTTGGGATGATCATGACGATTGATACCCAAGGTATGTCATATGGCAGTAAAGAGAGTGGTAAATCACTCGAAGAGCAACGTGCTGCTATTCCTCCCTTGAAGGTAAACAAACTTAATCTTATATCTGACTCACTCAAAGTAGAGTTAAAGCAACTCATCAATGAGGTGTTAGACGAGAGAGAGCATCAAAAGAAACTTGATGGTCCTTATGACTTTCCAGAAGATGAATCTGAAATTATTATAGATGATGATGGATCTTGTGAGTGGATTTATAGATTAGATATGAATGATGTATGAATACAAGAGTTTACAGAGGTATGACTGCTAACAAACTTCCTGTTTTTACTGAGGAAGAAATGGAATGCATTAGAGTGTGTGTAGCAAACGCACCTATACCTTATGACATATCTAAGAAGAAGATACCTGGTGATATCCTACAGAAGATAGGACAACCTACCAGAGAAAAACACGAAGGTATGCCGACTATCAAATGCGACTTAACCAAGTATGAATACAACCATATGGACAGCACAGATACTGTTGTCAAGCAACAGACTACAGAAAGTTAAATTTAAGTGTCCTTCTAATCTAAGAGAGGATGCATTACAAACAGTCAAATCGATCTATGGTGTCGATGACGTCAGACAACTAACTAGAGTATGGAATTAACACAAGACATTATTGACCAGATACAAGAAGCAATGCTTCACACCAAGAAAGATGGTAGTATCAACTGGAAAGAAGGAGATGAATTGGAAGTGCAGTTAGCAGGTACGTTTGCTGCTGATAGATTTATTGTCATCAAAAACAAATCTAAGAATCCTGTTGTATCTGCTGCACCACATCCTTTCTATGATTATGAAAAGAAAAAGTGGTTGAAAGATGGTAGAGAAGAGTATATGAAAGAGTGGATGAAGCAAGAGGGGGAGAAATGATTTTTAAAATTGGATTCCTCATCATGTTTTTTAACGAAGGTTTCGTTATGATGAGACATGTATCACCTTTCTTTGCTAGACTAAGAGATAAGGTTATCAAGAAGTTGGGTGAGAATATATGGTATAGACTGCATGGCACTCTAGACTATCTCTGGATGGGTCTAGTAACACTAGGGTTGATTGTAAATCCTAATAGGATGGCACATTTCATAGCACTGTGTGTGTTTTGGTTGGGTGCAGTAATGATATTCTACTTACCACGTTGGATTATGTTGGAAATTAATAGTAAGAAGAGTGGAGATTGATCTAGAGTTAGAGCATCTACTATTTGTAGACCGTCAGTGTAGGAGATGTCTTAGGACATTTGACCTCATTGACGGTTTTTATTGGACTAGGAAAGACAGAGGACATATACCATCCGCATATGCATATGAGTGTAAGGAATGCACAGTTAATAGAATTAAGAAGAATAGAAAGAAAAGAAATAGACCTAGACCTTTACCTCCATACCTAGCAGACTATCCTGACTGGTAGGATGCTCACGTCGTGTTTCCCCTCTGTAAACATGAGTTTTTCTAAATACTAATAGCATCCGTATTGACCCGTTCTAGGAGTATACAAACATGGCATCAACGCAGCTTTCACCAGGTGTTGTTGTACTGGAAAGAGATCTAACTAACGTCGTTAACGCTACAGTAGATAATGTAGCATCACTCGTTGGTAGTTTTGAAAAAGGACCAGTAGAGCAAATTACCTCGGTAACTAGTGAGAAAGAGCTTCTCGCAATTTTTGGTAGACCAAATAATTCAAACTTTGAGTATTGGTTTAGTGCAGCACAATACCTTCTTTATGGTGGAACCATGAAGATTGTCCGTGCAATGAGCAACTCACTTAAGAATGCCATTGACACAGCACAGTTTACTAATACTACATTCAGTGCTACTGATACAACTCTAACGGTTACTTCTACAACTGACTTCGACGTTGCAGACCTTCTATTGATCGACGCTGAAATCGTCTCAATCGGATCTGTAAGCGGTAACGACGCAGTGGTTACTCGTGGACAACTACAGACATCTGGAGTTTCACACGCAGCAGGATCACAAGTTACACTAATCGAATCATCAGGAACTACTTCAACAGTTAACGAAGGCGGGACATTCACTGACTCAGATACAACATTATCGGTTGCTTCAGTTGCTACTCTTGGTGCAGGTACTAACTCATACATTAGAATTGACGATGAAATCCTTCAAGTCTCAGCTGTCGTAGGTAACGACCTAACTGTTACTCGCCAAGCATTAAGCACTACTGCAGCAGCACACACTGATGGATCAACAATCACACTCCTAACTGTCTCAGCTAATAAGACAACAATTAATGAGCAAACATCTACTGGTGTTACTTCTCCTTTAATTAAGAATCTTGACGCTTACGAGTCAACAGTTAAAGAAGCTTCTAATAACTGGAAGTGGGCAGGCAAAACAGCAGGCACATTTGGAAACAGTATTAGAGTTGTAATGACTGACGCAGGTGCAGACCAAGTGCTATATTGTGCACAACCAGGATCTGCTGAGTGGGCATTTACATCAGGTGCGGAGATTTCTTACTCTGCTGCTAACATCTACGGTAAAGTTTATTCTTACACTGTAGTGCTTACACTTGAAGAGAATGCAACTCTAGTTGGTAACTTTGTTGCTTCTAACTTCTACACTGGTCTTTCTGGTAACATCACTGGTGGCGTTGTTGCATACGACAAAGAGACACAGAAACTTGAAATCAGTGTTGATGGCACTGCATCAGACTACTGGGAAGTTGGCGACACAATTACTGAGTTGGCAAACAATGGTGGATCACCTGGATCTGCATCTGGCACATCAGGTAAGATTGCATCTATCTCAAGAGAATTAAGAGTATCTCTAAACAAAACATCACCTCTATTCCAAGCAAACCAAACTGTAACTGACGGAAATGCACTTACTGTATCTGCTATCGCAGTCGGTAGTGACTATGAGTCAAGAATGTATGGTTACAACGAGAAGTGGATCAACA